GTAGCATTTGCTGTAGCACCAGGAACACCTGTACTACCTGTTGCACTACCAGTGCCTTTAATATATTCTTGTGCAGTTTTATTAAGAATAGCAAACACCGAGTCCTTGTCAGCACTACCAGTAAGATTAGGCGGTATATTTTGTGTAGGAATACCGTTCTTCAGCATAAAGTCTTTTAGGTCACCTAATGTGGCTTCACTTTCAGGACGCCCAGCAGTTCTTAAATATCTTTGATATTCTTTGTAATAACGATTGGCAAACTGTCCAACATCTGCTTTACTGTCTAATTGACCAGCCCATGTCTTTAATCCAACAGCACCCAATGCGGCTGCACCAACACGTTTTGCGGCTTGTCCCAACATACCAGCAGGACCTTCAACAACGTTTTTATTTTCAGAGAGAATCTCAATCGCTTTCATTCACTTCTATCCTTAACATACAATATTTAGTATCAATATAGATGAACTACGTTCATCTGTTCTTCGCTTGCGCTCGAACTACTTGTTTTCTTTTATTAATTATAGGAATTTATTAAGTGCGAAGCACATTAAATATTATCTAGATTGTTCAGTCACACTTAGCCCTAGCGGGCTAAGAAAAATGAACATTATCTGAGTTGCACAATGTCACACTAGCGTTAACACTACAAGCATTTCTGCTAACTTAGGCGGTTATCCGGTACCTAATCATGTCGTCTTATCACAACGGCGGGTCTCTGTACATACGCTAACATGCACAAAGCCGTGGGTTCTTCACCCTCTTTTAGCCTTTTAAAATTGTCTTAAACAGCAAAACCGGTTGTATGTAGGCATATCCGATCGTCGTCCTGTAAAGGATAGTCGCTGAGTACTGTTGCGGCACAGATTTCCGTCCCTGAGACCCGAGGTCCAGTTGTTCTTAGACACTTGATGTAAGCCAGTGCAAGCCAAAACCGCGTTATTTTGCCTTAGATTGTTCTAAAAGTCGTTGCCTAAGTATGTTTGAACCGCCTACTCTGACGTTTATAATGCCATTATAGTAGTCGTCGGATTCTAAAACCCTACGTTCAAACTGTTCTCTTGCCTCTAGATATGACATTTCTGCCTTGGACATACAAAGATATAATATTTCTCTTGTGAATTTTTCCGGACCTAGTGCTAGGACATCTGCATTGAGCCTATCAGAAGAGCCATAATAGTCGCGCCAGTCGCTTTCTACTACACTTCTTCTTTTAAGTTTTTTGCCTTTGAGTGGTGGTTTGGTGCGTTTAAACTGTGCTAGTTTTTTGCCTATGTATTTTTGTCCGGTTTGTAGATTCGTAATGAGGTACACAAAGCCAATATAGCCTTCTGGAATCTCTTCTACGGGTTGATTTTGATACGTCCACAGCACAATGTTAGTTAGTGTCTGTGTCGTCCTTGGCCTGTTCTTTTTGGCGTTGCCTGTCTATTTTTCTTTGCCTGCGTTCGCTGGGTTCAGTTGGCTCAATTCCCAACATTGGATTCCCATGCATTTTAATTCTTTTGTCTTGTATTTCTCTGCGCCTGTGTTTGATTAGTGGTGAAATATCGTTGAGAGCCGCACGAGCATCTCTAGCACTTTGAATATAACCAAAGTTTTCAAATTTCTCGTTGGCTGTACAGTATCTAATAAATGCTTTGACAATTTTGTCGTGCAAACTATCTTCTATTTCGTCACTCATGAATTTCTATGTCGTTGCTATAACTGGTAAAACCGTTTTCTTTAATTACTCTTAGTACATTGTTTACTCGACCAATTAATTCATCTCTATGACTGATCAAGTAAATGTTCTTGTGTCGTTCACGACCCATCTTTTTCAAGATACCCAGGCTACCTTCAACGCCGGCAGCGTCCATGCCCGAGTCAATAAGTTCGTCAATGAACAACAAGTTAATATTTTGATATAAACTTTCCCACACATCACGGAAACTCCATGACAAGCCCAGTATCAATCTGTTGCGTTCGCCACGACTTAGATTATCAAAGTCCAAGTCCTGCCCTAACTGTGTAATTTCAACACTCAAGTCGTTCTGGAACACTACGCTGTGCGGTAGTCCTACCTTATCAAGATAGTATGTGAGCCTGTTGTTTAAGTATGCTAAGTTTTGATCAATGATCTTTTTACGAATAAATGAATCTTTGTTGGTCAATAGTTTTAATAAAAATTCTTGATGATCTTTCATCAAAGTTAAACTGTTAACCGAATCCCATGATACATCTTGCAGTGCAGTATTTTCTAAATCTTCTATTTGATCCTGATAAGTGTCTTGTTCGTTGCGTTTATTTTCCAACTGAGTACCTAGATTTTCTAAATTACTGCGATGATTATATGCTTCATCTAGTGTATCATAAAAAGACACAGGTCTGCCATTGATATCTCCAATACTGTCCAGTTCTTTTATCACAACTTCTAGTTTTCCAGCAACATCAGACATGTAAGTATCTGCTTCAAGTAAATTCTTTTCAGCAGACGCAATCATTTCTTCATGCTTATGATCGTGCAGGTCTTGTTCACAAGCAGGACATTTATTATCTGCTAATTTTGCAATTTCTTTTTCATATTTTTTAACAGTCTTATCTGCCTGCATGAGCGCAGTTTCTAAAGTAGCACGTTCTTTATTAAGACTTTTAATCTTGGCCGCATGATCGTCATAGATTTTTAAAAGAGCATGTTGATTAATTTCATATTCAATATCCACTCCTGCAAGTTCGTCAATGGCTTTTTGAATTTTTGTAATATCTGTTTCTTTATTTTTCTGCCACGCACTTTGTTTCAACTTTAAACTGTTGATACTTTCTTGAATCCTGTCATTGCTTTTCTTTACAGCATCGATTTTGGCACTTTCTTGCAGAATGTCATCTTTGCTGATTCTAATCTGTTCTTTGAGCATTTCTGCTTTTTCACTCAGCAGAGTAATACCTAGTAATTGTTCAATGATAGCACGTTGGTCGTTGGCCTTCATAGAAAGGAAAGGCTCAGTATAGGTGTTTAAGGCAACAATATGCTTGAACATATCGTGACTCATACCAAACAATTCGTCAATGTCTTTTTGTGTTTCTCTACTGTCGCCTTGCCCTTCGTCGTCTACATCTTGATCGTCAATTACTTGATCATCAATGTAAAATTTAAGCACATTAGGTTTACGTCCTCGTTCGATGCGATAAAGTTTTCCGTCTTTTTCAAACTCAACAGTGACCAACATGTTTTTACCGTTGATTTTGTTGATGAGGTTATCTTTTTTAATGTTTGTAAGTGCTTGTCCAAACAGTGCATAACTTAATGCATTGACAATGGTAGTTTTGCCAGTGCCATTACGACTTCCGCTGTCATCTCCGCCTTGGTCTAGGTTTTCACCTAACACCAATGTCAACTGCTCTGTGCAGAAATTAACCGCTTGTGTGGCATTGCCCACACTCATAAAGTTTTTTACAGTTAAATCTTTTAATTTTATCATCTGTTATAGGTTATTATAGATTGCAAGCAACACTTTAGAATCGTAGTTGTCGCTTTGAATATTGGCAATTTGATTGCTGACAATTTGATCCACACTTTCAAAATGTTCAACATCAATATCGTTGTTTATTTCTACTTCCTTCTTTTCAGGAATAAGTGTAAGTTCACGTAAATTAGCATTTGCTAAAAATGTTTCTTTAATGTAACTGGCTTCTTCGTAACTGATGTCAATGTCGATACCTACTCTTAGATATGTTTTGCTCTTGATAATATCGTCGCCTTCGTCGATGAGTTGACTTAGTTTAACGGTTTTAAATTTAGGAGCATCGGGCCAAACTCGATATTCTGGTTTACCGCCGTGTTCTAAAATCATCATTCCACGGTCATCGTCCCAAGCATCCGCATAGTTGTGCGGAAATGCATTGCCGATATAAACAATATTTTGCTTTGCTTGACGTTTGTGGAAGTGTCCACTGAACACATACTCAGGATTTTTAAAGTTACTGGCCTGTAGTTCACCATGATCTGGCATCTGCACCATGGCGTTCATCATAAACAATGGAAGTTCAAAGTGTCCAAATACGTATCGGCTTGTTAACTTCTCCATCTTTTTCCATTCTTCGCCTATCAACCAAGGTACCATGGTTGTATCGCCAATAGTGGTAATTTCATTTACAATAGTAACTCCGGGAATATGACGCCCCCAGTCTACACTATGCACATCACGCTTGTCTTTGTAGTACAAATCGTGATTGCCTGGAAAGAAGTAAAAGTTTTCAAAGGCGTTGCCTAGTTTTTCCAATGCCTTAACACTGGAAACCATAGTCAGCATGTTAAGACTGTTACGATTGTGATGCCAGTCGCCTAGGAAGATGCCAGTGTCACATCCTTCTTTCTTTGCTTCAGCAATAAACCAGTCTACAAAGTCTTCGCAGTCTTGATTATGTGTGGAACTATTTGATTTTAATCCAAAATGGATATCCGTAAAGGCAGCAATTTTTTTAAACATAAGTCCTAGTAGTGTAGCAAAAATTTAAAGTAATGTCAATCCTCAGCGGGTGTTTCGACTGAAGCATCAATTTCTCGTTTCATAGCATTTGAATATTCGTGATTAACCATTCTAGTATTACTAGGGTTCATACCATTCATTTCGAGTATGTCATCTCTGATGTTTTGCATTTTCTTTTCGATATTGATGACACGCACAAACGAGTTAGTAACCGCGGCGGTAAAATATGCGAAAGGATTATCACTTTTTGATTCATCAAATTGTAGTCCAATTTGTGTAAGTTGAAGAATTGCCTGCCCCTTCATTTCTTC